TGCTCCGTAGGATATAAAATAAAATGAGGAGGAAATATGGCTTTATCTAGTGCAACAAAAGGCAAACTCAATAAAATGAATAGGGCGGCTCAGGATGCCAAACTTGGTTCATGGTTGGGTACGCATACGGTAACTGCGGCAGAAGAAACTGCTGGAACATTGGACATCGATACAGGCAATGCTAGTGCGACTGTTTATCTTGCCAATATCTGGCGTGCTGGCGTAAACGTTATGGCAGATGCAGACATCTCTATTTCGGCTGGTGTTATAACCGTTGCTGATGGTTCGGCAACTTATTCTGTTACAGAAGATGATGTAATCGTTTACTTGGCTTTCTAAATAATGAATAAAAGAGGTGTTTTATGTATGTAATAAACGCAGAAGATTTGGATAAATCCAAGCTGTATGAATGTAACAGATATGTCCGAGATTGGCTTATCAGTAAGCATCTCTTTGTGTTCGGAATGAAAGGCGACGGGAGTCGCTGGTATTTTAGAAAAACAGAAAAACTGGAACAGGCTCTCAAAAAGATGCCGTTTAGAATAAAAGTGCTTAGTGCATTCTAATTTATCTGTTGACAAAAACAAGTATATGTGGTAATATTAGATAGGCGGATAGGGTCATTCCCGAAAAGATGCCCTCCTAGACATCCTTCCGCCAGTTTTAATTCTGGGATATTCAGTAGGAGATGAAATGACTAGCGGAGTAAAAAGAACAAAAGAAGAAATATACGAAATAGTTAATTCTTTTGGATATGAACTTATTCATGAATATACTAACGAAAGAGGAGTCAGAAAAGTTGTTATAGAGGATTTTGACGGATATAAATTTGATGTTTTTCTAAGTCATGTTAGAGAAAAAAGAGGAATGGCAAAATTTGATGTAAGAAATCCTTTCACGTTAGAAAACATAGAAAATTGGATTTTAATAAACAATAAATCTTTTAGTTTATGTAAAAATAATATTTATGAAGGGCATAGAAAAAAGTTACAGTTGTTTTGTAATAAATGTAAAAATAATTTTTATATGTCTTGGTCAGATATATTGAGTGGAAATGGCTGTGGAGTTTGCTACGGATTTCAGGTAGTTAGAAAAACATCGGTTGGTTATATGTTTCCTGAAATTATTAACGCTTGGTCTAATAATAATAAAAATAGTCCATATGATTTTGCACCTTCATCCCACAAAAAGGTTATGTGGGTTTGTGAAAAGTGCGGAAAAGACTATATATTATCTATAGATAATAAGGTTAAGTCTAAAAGAGTTTATTGTAAAAAATGTTCTTTTTCAAATGGAGAAGATAGAATACATAAATTTTTATCACAAAAAATAAATCTAATAGAAAACGTTGACTTTTTTGCTCAGTATAGAATAAACGAATGTAGATATATTTATCCTTTGCCTTTTGACTTCTACATCCTTCCTATAAACTTGTTAATAGAATATAATGGAGAGCAACATTATAAGCCTGTTGATTTTTCTCATAGAGAAGAAAAAAGTTCAACTAATAAAAAATTTAGAAACATTATAAAAAGGGATAAAATAAAACAAAAATATTGCAAAAACAATGGAATACCGTTGTTAATAATTCCTTACTGGGAATTTGAAAACATAGAACAAATACTTACAGAAACTCTCTTCGAATAGAGAGTTTTTCTTATAAGGGAGGTGATGTATTTGAATAGTAAGAAACTGGTTTTTTCAGTTGAAAACATAAGTCCTGTAGAAGATAGCGATATAGATAAAACGCAATTCTCTAAACTTCTAATAGATTGCTTTTCAACATCTCCATCGGCTCACGACACTTTTGTTTCAGAAGAAACGTTAAAAAGAACAGCAAAAACAATTTTGTTAAAACCTGTTGTCTTTGCAGTTGATGAGCGTTTGGACGATGCCGCAGGGCATGAATTAGATGAAGTTCCAGCCGGATTTATTCCGTCTAATAGCATACTTGATTTTAGAAAGTCAAGTGATGGTTCTCATATCATCATGTCAATTGAAGCCCTTATCTGGAAAAGATATTCTGGTAGATTGCTGGATTATTTCAGGAGAGATGGAAGCAAGGGAGTCAGTGTAGAAATAGAAGTTTTTGATGCCAAAGAGGATGAGAAAACTGGACTGATGGAATTGGTAGATTACTGCTATAATGCCATCACGATACTTGGAGAGTATATTTCTCCTGCAATAAGTGGTGCAAAAGCAGTTCTTCAATTCTCCGAAGACTTTAAACAAGCCAAAGAGGAATATGAGAATCTGGTTGGAGATGGGACAGGCAGTACCGATAACTTTTCAAAAGAAGACTGGGGCAGTGGAGAATCACTGAGGGTGGATAAATCAAAGGAATCCATGTCAACATCTTCTTGGGGGAATGTCGATAAAACATCTCTTAGAAATAAAGTTTTGAACGCTAGAAATTATAAATCGGTTGTTTCAGATGTCTATATGTTGGTTGAAGGTGGTTGGGAAGATTCCCCAAGTTCTCACCTTAAATATCCTGTCATGCAAATAAGTGACGGGAAATTGGTATACAACAGATATGGTCTCGCCTCCGCTTTACAACGAGCAAAGGGACAGGGAGAAGACTCTGTTGTCTCTAAGATTAATAAAATCTATAATAAACTTGGAATTGACTCCGAGCAGGAGCAGGAATCTTTTGAGGCGTTTGCTTTTGACGGAGAAAATAATGAAACTGGAGAAACATCTCAGAAAAACGAAAAGGGTTATTCAGATAATGTTGTCGAAGATAACTACTTGGGATTGGAGGAAAAGAAAGATATGACAAAAGAAATTTTAGATAAAGATAAAAAAGAAGAATCTTTTTCTGAAGAAGATGTCAAGGATGAAAACAATACCGAAACTTTGGAAATGATGCAGGACGGTGACTCAGAGGAAGACCAGCCAGAGGAAGACAAGAAAGAAGAAATGGCTGAAGAGGATGCTCCCGAAGAGGGGGATGACTCTCCTGATGAAGAACCGGATGGTGATGAGATGAGCGTTTATTCGTTTGTCGAAGTCAAACCTGTACTCGATTTTCTGGAGAACGAAACAAAAATGTTTGCAGACCTTGATGAAAATGCTTTCAAAGATGTTCGTGGTGCAATTAATTCTTGCAGAGACGAAATCGCTAAGGGCAAGGACGCTAATCCAGAGTTGATTTTCGGCTCCATGCTGTCTTATATGAAGGCAATTTCAGGTAACTTCTACCCATCAGTGTCCGAACTCTCAACTTTGAAAAAGGAAGTTGGAGAGCTTCGCACATTTAAAGCTGATGTGGAAAGAGATAGAAAAAACTTTGCTGTGGATAAAGTTCTACGCGAAGCAAGCGAAGCGGGTATGCCCAAAACAGAGGTGGAAAAATGTCGTGAAGATGCCGCTAATTATTCCTTGCAGAATATTAGCCAGTATGAAAATATGGTCAAGGCACGCGCATTTAAATATTTTGGTAAACCTGCCAATGATGATATTGGTGAGGTCAAAATTGGTATGCCTTTCAATATGAAGAAACAAACATCCCCATCTGTTTGGGATTAATTAAGGAGGAAAGATAAATTATGTCACACGGAGTATTAGTACAGAAAAAAGTGGCGGCTAAGGATATTGATGCCTTTAACCGCTCCGCTCTTGCTGGTGCGGCTCTGGACAACGGTAATGTTGTAACATTGCCTACCAGAAATACAGCCGCAACTCGCGGTAATGAAGAGCTATGGGATACTGGTCAGCCTGCCACTGGTGCTGGATTGACAAACCTATGGATGGTTTACGAACCTGAAATTGTTGTTACGGTTTCCGGCAGTTCCCAATATAAGGGGATTGACCCAGACCCAAGAAATTTTTATACATTGAGCGGTGGAGTTTGCTCAGTATTTAGATTGCAGTTGGGAGACTTGGTATTGCTCACAGCCGATGCGTTGGGTGGAACAAAATCGACCAACGGTTATGTTGTAGCAACAAACGGAACGTATGAACTTACTTGGGCGGCGGCGGCTGTCTCTGGCGTTTCCTTGAAGTATATCGGAGACGAGTATATTTCTATTGGCACTGGCGCAATTGGTACACAGCGGGTAACTGCTTATGCCTTTGAAGTCGTGGCATTAGCTTAATATACTGGAATAGGAGGAAATAGGATTATGAAAAGTTTTTCAAATAAACTTTTAACTTTTGCTGGAGGCGAGGATAACTTGGGTGTTTACATCCAGTTCCAAGATTATTGGAACCATTACAATGCGAAACACGCAAAGAATGGTGACAGATTTGATTATCAACAGTCTCGTGCCGATGGTACAAACATTACATTGGATGAAAAAGAAAGACAGATGAATCTTTCTTTGAAGCGTGAAATTCTACGTCAGGCTCGTATCACAGATTTTGGGGCTTTCCCGTTGGAACAGTGGGTGACAAACCCAATGGTTAATTGGGCGACATTTGCTGTTGTAAATCAGATGATTGACAGCGTATTGCCTGACACTCTCTTGAACAGTATTGGCATGTACACAGAATTACGGGTCATTGACTACGGAGACTCTGCAAGTTTTGAGATAACTCCGCGTGATTTGTTTGTGGTTTCAAAAGCTGGTCATGGAATGAGAGAGGGAGAAGTTCACAAGCAGTTCAAAGGACAGGTCACAATTCTGCCAATCTTGCGGGAAGTGACTGTTCAGGTCTCTCTTTACAAGGTTTTAGCAGGTAAGGAATCCTTAGCTGAATTCGTTTCAAAGGTTATTCGTTCTTTGGAAACCGAAATGACAAGGGAAGCCTACATCACCTTCAACACAGCCATGACTGCTTTGAGTGCGTCTGGCGATACCAAGCTGAAATATGCTGGTTACGCTCAGTCTGACTTGATTTCATTGGCACAGAAGGTATCTGCTTATAACGGTGGAAATAGAGCCGTTGTGGTTGGAACTCCCGTTGCTCTGTTGAGCGTACTTCCTGACGATGCAAATTATCGTTATGAATTGAGTTCTGATTACGTCAGAATGGGATATGTCAGCACTATGGCTGGCTATGACATTTTGGCTATTCCTCAGGTTGCAGATTGGGTGAATCCGTTCACACTTCTGTTGGATGATACTCGTCTTTACGTTGTATCTCCATCATCTGACAAATTGGTCAAGATGGTAATCGAAGGCGGAACAATGGCAAATACTACTGGTGCGTTCGATAATGCTAACCTTACTCAAAATGCTACTCTTTACAAAAGCTTCGGTTCAGGGATAGCCACATCGAGTGTGGCTGGTTTGGTTACGCTCCCGTAATTTACCATTGACAGAACATTAGTTCTGTGGTAAGATTGAACATTAGATGGATAGCCCTTCGCGAGGTGACAAGGCGTTTTCCTGAACGCTTTCCATCTAATTTTTATAAAACAGGATTGTATTTTACAGGAGAAATATTTTGGAAAAGTTAAACATAGAATATGTTAGAGATTGGATAAACGATAACCGTCCAGAATTTATATTGTGTGACGATATTTATATAAACGCACATGAAAAATTAAAATTCTTTCATGTTGTTTGTGAAGAATATTTTGTTATGCAGTGGTATTGTGTTTCAAATTTAAATATTGGATGTCCTGTTTGTTCTGGTCATCAAGTCGGAAAAAGGAACTCTTTGGCGTATCTAAGACCGAATTTAATAAGAGAATGGCATTATTGCAATTCTCTTGAACCAACAGATGTAACTGTTTCATCAGGAAGAAAAGCTTATTGGATTTGTTCTTCTTGTGGGTATGGAGAAAATAAAGAGTGGTTTTGTCGTGTGAACGATAGGGTTAGATACGGATGCCCAGCGTGTTCTGGAAGAGTTGTGACAGATAGAAACAGGTTATCCATTTTTTATCCAGAACTTTTGTTAGAATGGGACTATAAAAGAAATAAAGACACACCAGACGATGTTTCTTGTCATTCTCATAAGAAAAGATATTGGATATGCAAAAACGGTCATTCTTATTCATCTATTATTAATTCCAGAACACAAAACGGTTCTGGATGTAAAAAGTGTTCTGATAAAAGAGGCGAGTCTGTAATTGCATCGAAACTTAAAGAATATTTTGTGTCAAGGTATGTTTGCAAAACAGAATACAGAATAGTTAAGAACCCTAAAACAGGACGTTGGATGCCATATGATATTTATATTCCTTGTGGAGAAAACCCAAAGCATAACGGAATATATATTGAAATACATGGAGAACAGCACTACAGAATAAACGGATGGACTAAATCGTTAGCAAAAAGAAGAAAGACAAATCCTAAAGAAGAATTAAAGTCACAGAAAGAAAGAGACAAATTCAAAAGAAAATTTGCCGAAAACAATGGAACATACATAGAAATAGATTTAAGAAAAATAAACACTACAGAAGATGCAATAAAATATATTGAAAGTTTTATATAAATAAAATAAAAAGAAATTAATTATAGACATTCTGTGCCATACAGAATGTTTTTCATTTAAAAGGAGAAAATAAAAAGAAATGGCAACAAAGAGAAAGACCTCAGGTTCAAGCGCAAAACAGACAGCAGACGCAGAACTATTAGCAAGACTCGCAAAATTGGAAGAGGAAAATGCCAGACTAAGAGCGACTTCCAGTGATAACTTTAATATCGGATTAACCGAATATATAGAAGTCATGTCGCTTATTCCATATCGTCTTAATCTTTCGACAGAGGAAAACGGTAGAGGTTCACGCTTCAAGTTCTCTTCTTTCGGAGAGGTGAAACGTATTCTTTATAACGACTTGGCTAAGATATTTGAGAATTATAAGAGCTTCATGGAAAAAGGATTCTTCTATATTTTGGATGAAAGAGTTATTAGAAAACATGGTCTGGACGATATGTATGACAAAATCCTATCCAAAGATAAGATTGAGCAGGTATTGGATTGTAATCCAAAGACCGCTGTTAAATTATACGAGTCGGCAAATGAAGCCCAAAGGGAAATCATGGACACCATGCTTGTCAGCAAATTGAAAGAGAACGAAGATGCTATGGATTTGAATATCATCAGCGCGATTTCAAAGATTGGCGAGAAGGACTTGGTATCGATTGCGAAAGAGTCACTAGCGATGGAGGCTGTTCCCGCAAACGCCTAAACACTTTTTATTATAGAGAGGAGGCTTATGGCAACTAACTTTAGTGATGTATATGACCAATTTATGATGCTGGTCTCTGATTACCGTCTAATTGAACTATACAACGCCTCCACAACTGATTTTGAAACATATTTGTTTGGATGGCTGAAACCTTCCATATCCGATTTTAAGTCGTGTAGTCAATCTTTGGCTTATACAGGTACTGCTTTCGACGAGACCTTGACAAATGACAATATCGTCATTCTGGCAAGTTTTATGAAGAAGTATTGGCTTAAGAAAGAGATTGCGGACATTACACAAATGTCTCTTCACGTTCAGGATAGGGATTTCAAAACCTATGCTGAGTCAAGCAACCTTAGAGAAAAGAGGGAGACCTATATTCAGGACTTGGAAGAATTATCTCAGAGACTTGTGGATTATGGTCTGGATACAGTGGATTGGGACAGTTGGTTTGCTGGAACCTATTTCAGTACAACCTAGAAGGGCGGAGGCTTATGAGTTATGATTTTCTAAATGCTGGTATGTCCATCCTATCCAAATCGCCAAAAGAACAATATACCGATACTCTTCAGGAAACTATAAACCTACAGTTTACAAATGCAAGCAATGTTTATACCGTTCAGGAGGAAACTGCTCTTGCATCTGGAGAATATGAAAATGTACAGGTCAGGGTAAGCGGAGTCGTAAATCCCAGTACGGGAAACAATATGGAAGAAGATTGGAAAAGACTCTCCTTTCAAGACCTTTCCCATTCTGTCGATATGGGCAGGATGTATAAATTCGATAACAACTATTGGATTTCATTCAATGTTGATAAAATTAAGACAACGGTTCAGACCGTCTTGGTTAAGAGATGTAATAATGTACTGAGATGGATTGATGAGAATACAGGCGCGTATTACACGATGCCCTGCTCATTGGATTCTCTGATTACGGAAAACAGAGACTATGCTACGGCTGGTTCTGCTGTGGTAATACCCTCAGGTATGCTTCAGTGTCTTACCCAAGCTAATGACAAAACAAATACCATTCAGCCTAATCAAAGGTTCTTGTTTGGTAATGCTTCACACTGGACAGCCTATCGGGTTGAAGGTGGAGGTATTAATAACATAAACAATCAGGAAACGGATGACAATCTATCCAATGGACTGACAAGATTGACGTTAACGGTTGATGAACTGAACGATGATGCCGATGACTTGATAAACGGAATAGCGAACGGAAACAGTATTACCTATGTGCTTTCCCTGAACGAGTCTTCAATATCAGGAGATTCGACCCAGACCGTTCAACTGACATCAACACTGACTCTGAATGGAAATGTGGTGTCGAGAGATATTACATGGACATCCAGCGATACTCAGGTGGCGACAGTCAGCAGTGCGGGATTGGTAACATTTGTATCGGTTGGAACTTGTACAATTACGGCTAAAATAACAAATAACGAAACCGTAACTGCCACATGCTCGGCTGAAACTCTTGCTTCTCCTGTTGACACCTATCAGGTCGTATTTAGTCCTCAGGACAATTATGTTTATGAAGGTACAACAACCACATGGACTGTTTATCTCTATAAGAATATGATTCAACAGGTGGATACGTTTACATTTACTTTAAACGCCAACACGGTTCCTAGTGACAATTATGTTTTCACAGCGATTGATGGAAACAGTTTCTCGGTAGCCAATGTTGAACGATTCCTGACTGATAGTTTGGAAGTGGATGCTGACACGGGAGTCTACAGCGACTCCGTTACAATATCATTAATCGGCGCATGGTAGGGAGGTAGTTGATGACAAGTGAAAATATAAATTCTGGTTCCTATGCTACCTATGATGATTACGCAATCCTTCCCTATCGATGTGTTAAATATTTATTGAACAATGATGAAGTTGTCTGGAAATTACTTTTCTACAATACACCAGATGCTTATTCAAAAGCCAACCTGACATATGCCCAAAAGGTTTCCCTCATTTACAAGGGAGGCGATAATACGGCAGATTTTAGAGTGTTTATGGATAGGGGTCAACCTGACGTGAACACATTCGAACAGTGTCAGATAAGAATAGCGAACTATTCCATTTACCCTACAAACAGGGTTATCGGTCAAATATCCATTATCTTTGAAGTATATCCACATTATAAAACAAACCATTTGGATATATATCAAACTCGTGGAGATTTGATTATGGAGCGGTTGCTACAAACATTTAATGGAGCCTCCGTACCTCTGGACGATGAAGGTTCGTCATCCATCGGGAGATTTTTCTTCGACAGGGTTGGAAGCGAATCCAATCGTTTGGAACAGGGCGGTCAACTTCCATTTCTTGGAAAATTTGCCGTAATGACGACAAATTCAAAATAAGTTAAGGGAGATTATTAATGTCATACATAGACATATTTAAAACATTTGACTCTCCTATAAAATATAATGGGCTAACATTTTATCCGGTAAAACTAATTGACTTTTATTTTCTAAGCGCACTTTCCACATGCCTGACATTGGAAAAGAATAGTATTCGAGACCCAATTTTGGCGATGAAAGCCATACAGATGACGTATCTCGAATATTTGTTTTCAGTAGCAAATGCAGAGAATGAATTACTGGGGATGTTAGGTGGTCTCTTGAAACTCACACTGGGGAAGAAGGACGATGATTCCTTTCAAATAGTGTGGGTCAAGGAGAACGGGAAACCCATTTTAATTATAAATGACAAAAAATATGACTCATCCGATTTCGATGAGATTAAAAAGATTATAGCAGAACAAAACTTGATAGAACTGCCGGACGAGAAAATATCCAAAGATGTTAGGGATAAGATGGAAGAGGCTCGTGCATGGAAACAGAAACATTCATCCGACCAAAAGCTGGCTACATTTGAAGAACAGGTTGTAGCCCTATCGCTTTATACAGGTTGGACAGTGGAACAAATATCTGAAATGAGTGTTAGAAAATTCTTTCTGTCTTTGAAAAGAGCAAACCACATGATTATGTCGAACATATATTTGACGGCGGCTCTGAGTGGCTTTGTTACATTTAAAGATAAGGATGTCCAACGTACTTGGTTGGCTGGTCTGGAAGAGGAAGACCCATATGCAGATGTCAAATCAGACCCGAAGATTCTGCACGATAAGGCAAGTTTTGAAGAAGCAATGAAAAAATAAGGAGGAAAGTATATGACAACGAAACAATTTATGGTTTCTGTTGCAGATGTCTATGGATACGATGAGAACGATAATCTCTTATTTGAGTCCAAGACATTGCTCGATTCTTCTATCGAGGTTACATTAGCGAACACAGAAGTTCGTGGTGGACGTGGTAATCAGTTACTCTACGAATACTACCATACTGGTGCTATGAATATAACCTTGAACGACACACAATGGAATTTGAATTTCTTGGGTTCCACTGTCGGAGAATCAGTCGCAACGGGCAATAATATTTATACAGAAGAAACAATCACTCTGGGAGCATCGGGAACAGGTACAGTTTTGGGTACACCTTTGGCTATTCAGGGTGCAACAATTTATGGTTGGGTAAAACAATTGGACGGAACGACTGAGAGGGTTACATTCTCTGGTCAAACATTTGCTACATCCACTGGAACAAGTGGGGATGTTGTCTGTGTTCGCTATTACGCGGCAGATGCGGCATCGCGCGCTATTACGATTCCGGCTAACTCAATTCCGAAGGTTGTTCGTTTGGTGATGGAAGCATCATTGAACTCAGGCGACTCTTCGTCCAATCAGATTGGTAAGATTCAGTTCATTGTGTACAAGGCAACCTTGAGTGGTGCGTTTACACTTTCTTTGACTTCAGATGGTGTCTCACAGACTCCTCTGTCTGCTATGGCTTTGTCGTTCAGCGATGCTTCGACAACTGCTTGTAATATCGCAGAGGCTTACGCCAAAGTTATTGAAATATTGGATAGTGCCAACTGGTACGACCAAGTAATTGGCTTATCGATAAATTTTCTGTCGAAACGCACAGTGATGTGCGGGGTATAATAGACCCAGTAAAAGACTATATCGGTTAAAGTCCAGAGATGGAAAAGACCGAGGGAAGATTGGCTTATATTAGCCAAGACCCGTAGAGACTGCGGGGTGTATATGGTAACATATATGCTGAAGTCTTTCTCTCCTTTTGGAGATGAATATACAGTCCGAACCACAAATATAATCTAAATGAAATTGTGGAGTTAGGTGGAAACACCTAGCCGCTATGGAAGCATAGTCATAAAAGTAACAGATTGAGAAGGCGGCGACTTCGCGTTGACCGACCCTGCTACAGATACACTAACGGTGTATGCTATTAAGAATAATGGAGATGCTCCGTTCATTCCGCCAGTTGCAGACTTGACGTTTAGTTCAGAGACAACTGCAACCGCCACAATCGGGCTCCATACAGGAATCGTCACAACGGTGGGAGCAGGTACTACCTTGCTTGGAGTATATATTACAGACAAGTCAAGTATTGAAGCGTCCTGTACGTTGACAGTATCTTAGTGATTTATGAATTTGGTGGGGGACTTATGTTCCCCACCTTTTCTTGGAGAGTGACTTATGGAAGATAAGAATAAAATAAATCCTGCGTTGCAGGACTTTTTAGAATCTGATGAAGAAGAGGAAAAGCAACCAGAGAGGAAGTCTTCTTCAAAGAAAAAATCTGAAAAGAAAGAAAGTAAGAAACAGAAGGGAAAAGTTCTGCTTGTTAGAAAAACGCACATGATTGTGAACGTTGATGGTAACGGAGTACGAATTCCCATAGCAGAAAACAGTAACAAAGAATACAAAATAGGTGACGATATAG